AGTTTCCTTTGTATAGCGGAAAGTTATGAGGTTGCCATCCATACTTGTTTCTTAGTCGATCAATAATGAATGCAAATCTCTTTGACTCATCAGTTAAGACTGCGTTTGTCTTTACTGCTTCCGTTTCTTTGGACTCGTACATCACTCTCCAAAAGTTTGGAGTTTGATTTGAGATTAAACCATTATTACAAATGGCTCTTCTTTTTAATACTGACATATTTATTTCTCCTTATGTTTTCTCCAATACTAAGTATTGGCAAATGCCCTCTAAAGAGCATTTGTAAATACTTAATTATTTTTCGTGTATTGTGTAAGTATAATTATCGGGCAAGAAAGACATCTTAAAGCTATCAAGATATTTTATTAAATCATGAAAGCTGTAAAATGTTTTTGAGTTTCCTTTGTCATCCGTAATCACTACACGATCTTTATAACTACTCATTGAGTCATTGTGGTTGCTGATCCATTCGCAATGATGGTGCCATCATCGTAAATGAAGTAGACCTGCCCATCAATAATTTGGATGGTTTCATTTTCCTCGTTCATGATTTCTCTCCGATCTGATAAATGACTGCCTTTTTATTTCGGTACAATTTATTTTTAAATAAATCGTAGTGAACTTTAATACCATTGACTTCGGTATCGGTCATACTTCCCATGTACATCCAATCGTTTATATACAAATTCTTTTTTGCATATTGGTTATCGGTTGAACTTTCTAAATGAGAAGTAAAGACACCTTTGTCGATGGCATTATTAAAAGCGTCAAGATGATTTCTCATATGATGCTCTCTCGACCACTCAGTCATCGTCACCTACTTTCACGTCTCCCCAATTGGTCGGGACATCATCCAAGCTAGTTTGAAAAGGAAAGAAATCCATGAATGGTTTAAATTCATTTATACTTTTATAATTAAATTTATGATCCACTGTGTTTTCATAGTTTTCTATTGCCTTCTCAATTCGTCTCATTAATTGATTAAAATCTTTGAGACATTCTAGGAGTTCAATCTCAGCTTTTGCTGAATTGATACTATAATCAACTTCGTAAGTTTGTGTCATAGTAGAGTTCCCGCTTTCTCAAAAGTAGTAAACAAGACTCCACCATCGTTTCCCTCACTGTCAGCACTCGGACACATCCAATGACCATTATCAAAAATTATTTTGAGCGTTCCCTCAAATTCTGATCCTAGTCCATCGTGTTCGGTGACTCTTTGCACATCTACAATCGTTCTTCCTTTGAGATGGGCTAAGGCTTTTAGTGTGAACTTTAGTTCATAGTTTGGTATCGTTTCCATATTTATTTCTCCTTATGTTTTGTAATTGAATACTTGGTTAAGTATTCATGAATACTCAAAGCGAGTATTCAAAAATACTTATTAGATATCTCCGATTAGACTGTAGTCTTTGTCGAAGTTATATCTTTTTTGAAAGACGCTTTCTGAGACACTCTCAAAATAAAAGTTTAAAGCGGATCGATGTTCGCTTTGAACTTTTTGAAAGAATAAAGAGAGATCATCTCTATTATTGGAACAAATGTAGTAATCAAAATTTTTGGTGACATATTCTTTTGGAGTCTCCAAGAGAAAAGTTTTTCCATCTGATTGATTACAATAATCACAACTATGTTCATAATAGTTAACTAAATAGTAGTTCATGCTATCTCTCTCACGAAATCCTTTTCTCGTACATTTCTCGCACAGTCACCTAATTCTTTTACATCTGCAAATTTTACTTTGTATGCATTTGCGAGGGCTTTGTACAATCTGTTTTTGTGATCTCTATGAGTATGTCTTTGAGTAATGTTTGGAAAATCTATTATCAAAGTTCCGTAAACTTCATCTAATCTACGATCATAATTTTGAGATAGAATATATCCGCCATCACCATTAGCTTGATATTGAATTAATGTTTCTAAATTGTAGTCCATATTTATTTCTCCTTATATTTTTTGATATTGAATACTTGGTTAAGTATTCATGATTACTCAGTATCGAGTAATCAAAAATACTTATATCTTTAGAGTACCATCGAATGAAAAGTTAGGCAGTCTCGCAACGCTATACTTCGACTTGGCGTCTCTACCATTTCTAAAAAAATTAAAGAGTTTATACCATCGATGCAATTTAGCTTCGGATAGTCCGTCATCCTCTAAAGGCTCAACCGCTCCAAACAATTGTACGTTTGTTTGGTCAGCTAATTTACAAATATATTTTAAGATACTTGTACTGTGAGAAGTAAGACCTGCACCGCTTCCTCTTTTTTTAGAATGGATAGTGATGAATTCAATCGCATCGTCTTTCGGTCTAAAAGTAAACTGAATGACTTGATCAAATTCTAGTGTATCCATATTGGTAGTCGTAAAACATACAGTCCAATAAGACTTTGGATAATGCTTCGGATTTATTCCTCGAATTAAATCGTATCGTGTTCCGTTGATCGTGATTGCTTTTATCCACGCTCCACCAAAATTAAAAAGTTCTTGGTTATCAGTTCCTGTAAGTTTGGTTAAAAATTTATTTACCATTTTATTATTTCTCCTTTGTATTTGAATACTGATAAGTATTCATGATTACTCAAAGCGAGTAATCAAAAGTACTTATGATTGTATTTGTTTTTGTTGTTTCTTTATTAACGCTTCTTTGTATTTGTTAATAGTCACGTCAATAAATCTCGCTTCATGCTCCAAAGTTCTCTCGGATACTTTTAAAAGTAATTCGAGAGTTTTATTTGTTTTAAAAGTAGATGCGAACTCACTATCAATTTCAAATAGTTCGTTGATCTTGTCAAAAATTGTAGTGATATGATCTGCTTTTCTTTCGTCTGACTTTGTTATCTCATTAGCTTTATACATTTTATTTTCTCCGTTTATATTTTTGTTGAAATGAGAGATGAGCGGGAGTCAATAATGCAAACAACAATTCTCGCTCACCTCTCAAAGAATACTTCAATCGTATCGGGCTATTAAACGCTAACTTAATCCGATACTCCTCGCATAATTTCTTATGGGCGTTTGGAGTCAACGACTGATATGTATTCACAACTGCTCTAAGCAATTGCAAAGAGCAATTGAAAATACATAAAAGAAAAAAAATAAATATTCTTTTGAATGGCAACTCAATCTCAGTGTCCTGTCCAATTAGGTTTGGAAGCTAATTGCGGTTGGTCGACTTATTGCCGTACCGAAAGTTAATCTATGGTTTCTGTCTTTCGGCTCCGATGCCTTTACTAGTGACGAAAAAATTTATGCTCGAAAAATTAAAATTGAGTTTTTATAAACAATTGAAATTTTGGAGCCAAGCAATCGTGCCTAGTAAATTGAATTAAATCTAATTTAAATTTTGGAGCAGTGTCGAGAGTCTGCAAGGCATTAACGTTCTCTAGCTGACCAAAAAATAAAAAACCAAATACTATTTTTTTCATATTTGGAATTCGGAGATTTAAAAAGTTCATTTGATAAAAATATACTTATTTATAATAAAATATCTACTTATATTATATCTATTATTATCCTTATTTATCGGGCTTTTTTTGATTAAAATTTATTAATCGCTTATAATTTTAGGCATTTACCGAGATTTTTTTCCGTTTTAAGACGTTTCTAGATAGGTTTTAAATCTGCTCGTGTGTGTTTGATCACCAAACTTTTTTTTCCAAAAATGGAAAAATTTATACATATAACTATGTAAGAAGTTTTTTAGGAAAAAAAATTTTTTACGCATATATAAATATGAAAGGTGGTGATAAAACCATGAGTCGTGAATTTCTTTTAATGTATTCTAACTTAGTAGGATACGGCAAACTGTTCGCTCCTAATGAAGTAGGGCTGAAATGTTTCGCTGATTTTTACGCCAATTATATGAAGTATAAAGCGATGTCGTTGAAATCATAAAAGCGGATAGCGTTCCGTTGATCGTTTTTTTTGTAGTTATTGTAAGCGGTCAGCGGAACGTGGAATTTTTTTTAAAAAAAAATTTGAATTTTTTAATGATCCGCCGATATCATTTATATGAAAGCAAAATTTAGAATTGGTCAGTTTGTGACTGAATTAAAAAAACCATCTCAAGAATTTGTCACTGATGAATTTTGGGAGAGAAGAGGGTTAGATGATATTTTAGGAAATGTCATTGTTCTTCAAATCAAAGAAATTGGAATTGAAGAGAATACTAACAAAAGATTTTATATCTTAGAAAATGGAGCGGATCATTTAAGAGGATATTCTTTTGGAGTTTACGAGGATGAGATACTCAAAGTTAAAAGTTATTATCAGCTAAATAAAATTGAGGGGTTTGATGAAGTAATAACTTTGGGAGAGTACTTTCGATATAAACATAATGTTCACTCGAACTCGTAAGGCTCTTCTAGGTAATCCTCATACCAATTCATTTTAAAGTGAACGTCATCTCTATTTTCTTCTAATTGTTTAGAATATTTTATGAGACATTCTCCGATGTTCTTTAAAAATATTTGTTGTTCTAATTTACTCTCTAAGCGGTCCACGATCAGCGGAACGTTGGTGACAAAATACATTCCGCTAGACCTGATCACGTCAAGATCATCCTCATCTATTTGAAATGCAATATTTACTACTTTTGTTTTTTGTTCTTCGTCTTGTTTTTCTTTTTTATATTTCTGTAAATCTATAATCATTGTTAATTGTTATTGGATAATTAATTTAATTTCTATTAGATAAATTATTATAAGAACTTCACACTCTTCACAGTACTATAAGTTTTTTGAAAAAATATTTTTTTAGAGAGAAAATTATTTTTAAACAAGTGTGATAGTGTGAAGAATGGGTTATTAGTATTGAGTTATATAGCTTTTTACCATCACACTACTACTTTTGAGAAGTGTGATAGTGTGAAGGGTTTGAGCATTGGTACTAGGTAATTGCGGGAAAATTTTGAAAATTTATTTTTTATAATAATATTTCTAAAAAAACTCATAGTACCAATAATTGCAATCTGAATTAAAAATATTAATAATTGTGTCACGCTATATTTTTTATGAGTAGAGAAAAAAATTTATACAAAATGGTTAAAGATAAATTATCTGACTTTAATCCAATTCGCATTGAAACAACTACCATTAACGGATTTCCCGATATGATTTTATTTAACAAAAATAGACACGCTTTGTTTATTGAATGTAAGGTTTGTGAACGTGATAAACTGATACAAAGTTTGAGACCGCATCAAAAATCATTCCACCATAAATACTCTCAGCTTTTTGGAAATCTATTTATCTTGCAACGCTCTCTCAAAGAGAGAAGAGTTTTTCTGTATAGATCGCTCTTTTTAGATTTTTTAGAGGGAAACGCTGACCACGATCCGCTGACCGCCGTTCCATTGGGTGAAACGTGGGAACCGATCCGAGAAATTTTGAACAATGACTACTAAATATAGAGACCACGATCCGCAAATCGCTAAAAACGTTGATAAATATAGCTTTGGTAATTCCAATAATATATGTTATGCAACAATGACCGCTGACCGATGTTCGAGGGCTTAGGTACTTAGAAAAAATGATTTTAAAAGTAATAAATTATTACCCCCACCCCCCAAAATTTTACCCCCAAAAAATATGCGCGCGGCTAGGGTTTGCAACATATTCACACTGATGGAGCAAAATTTACATATGAACTACGAAAATCTAGATATGCAACAATTAAAGGCGATGGTTTTACTTCGTCAAAAGCAAGAACAAGAATTTGCGAGAGCAAATTTCATGAGTTTTGTAAAAGCAGTATGGCCAGAGTTCGTTGAGGGACCACATCATTTAAGAACTTCAGAACAATTTCAAAAATTTGCAGCTGAAAAAGGACAAAGATTAATTATCAACATGCCACCTCGACATACAAAATCAGAATTTGCGAGTTATTTGTTTCCAGCGTGGATGATGGGACTCAATCCTAGATTAAAAATTATTCAGGCAACGCACACAGGTGAACTCGCAGTTAGATTTGGTAGAAAAATCCGTAACTTAATGAATTCAAAAGAATACAAACGCATCTTTCCTAATGTAACTCTAAGAACTGATAACCAAGCAGCGGGAAGATGGGAGACAAATCACGGTGGTGAGTACTTTGCAGCTGGTGTCGGCGGTGCAATTACAGGTCGTGGCGCTGATTTATTAATTATTGACGATCCACACTCAGAACAAGATGCGTTATCCGAGACTGCAATGGAGAATGCATACGAATGGTACACCTCAGGTCCTCGACAGCGTCTTCAACCTGGTGGATCAATAGCAATTGTGATGACCAGATGGTCTCAAAAAGATTTAACTGCCAACTTAGTAAAGAAAATGGCAGAACCAAAAGCAGACAAATGGGATATTGTGGAATTCCCAGCGATCTTAGACGACGATGATGAACAAAAGCGTAAACCTATTTGGCCTCAGTACTGGAAACTAGAGGAATTAGATAAAGTTAAGGCTTCGCTGGTACCGAGTAAGTGGAATGCCCAGTGGCAACAAAACCCCACCTATGATGGAACCAGTATTATTAAACGTGAGTGGTGGAATATTTGGGAAAAACCTGATCCACCAGCGTGTGCTTTCATTATTCAAAGCTACGATACTGCATTTTCTAAAAAAGAAACCGCTGACTACTCTGCAATTACCACTTGGGGTATCTTTTACCCAGACGAGGGCGACGAAACGCATTTAATTCTTCTTGCATCCACCAAAGGTCGATGGGATTTCCCTGAATTAAAGCAAGTTGCCAAACAAGAACTACTAAAATTCAATCCCGACAGTGTAATCATCGAAGCAAAGGCGTCAGGGACACCCTTGATACATGAGCTTAGACGATTCGGCGTTTATGCAACCGCATTTTCCCCGAACCGCGGGATGGATAAACATGTTCGCTTAAATACAGTCGCTCCCATCTTTGAAGCGGGACACGTTTGGCGGACCGAGGACAGTTGGGCGCTAGATTTACAAGAAGAGCTGGCGTCTTTCCCTTACGGAGAGCACGATGACTTAGTTGACGCGACTACATTAGCTCTGATAAGATATAGAGAAGGAAACTTTGTCAGGTTAAACGATGATGATGAAGCAATCGATGAACCTGTGAGACATGATAGCTATGAGTACTACTAAAAAATTAATTAATCCTGAAGACAGGAGACTAAAACAAAAATTAACCCCCAAGCAAATGCTGTTCGTGACTAACTATGTCCAAGGAACGCTGACAGGGAAAATCTCAGCCGCTGAGGCGGCACGCCAAGCGGGATACTCGGTGGAGAGAGCAAGACAAACTGCTCACGAACTACTGAACCCGAACAAAAATCCCTTTGTGGTCGAAGCAGTGAATGAGATGAAACAAGATTTGTATGAGACGGCTGGCGTTTCGATGGCCTCGCACCTCTCATCGCTCAAAGAAATCCGCGAAGCGGCAATGGAGAGTAAGCACTACTCTGCTGCCGTCAATGCAGAAGTGAACCGCGGTCGGGTGGCAGGCTTCTACGATAACAAAGCGCAAGCGGAGAACTCTCTCGACAGCATGAGCAAAGAAGAATTGATTAAAGTTTTACAAAACTATGATAAGCTAGGCATTCAACAGGATCGTGGTCTTATCGTTCAAGATGACATGAAGAGCGAACCGCGGACCGTGGAAGGTGACTAGATGGAAAACATACAAAACGTTGAGTGGGTAAAAAGGGCGCTAGACCCTTCAACACCAATGTTGGACAATCAAACAGTTCGAACAGAGTATAGTGAGCTTGATGGAAAAATAGTCCTCTATCCGACAATTCGAATGATTGATGGTGAGTTAGTCAATCTTCGTGAACAGGGAATTGATCCTGTGAAGTATGCAATGAAGATGGGAGATTTTTTATCTTTCGATACTGCCGAAGAGGCAGACCAGTTTTCAAAAATGTTTAGTGAGATGGTAGGTAGATCGCGATCAGCGGACAGACCAGCTCAAGGTAATTCAAGGGATGTGTTTTAATGATATCATTACTTAACGTAGCAAGACCGTTAGCCATGAAGGCTTTACAGAATCCGAAGATTCTCGGATCGCTGCTCGTGGGTAGTGTGGGAGCTCAACAAGCGAATGAGATTCAAAACCAATTATCACTCGGTAATATATCTTTAGATGACGTATACGATACTCTGATAAATTTTGCGAGTTCACCTGCGGTGAGCATTATTAATGAAATGCAAACAACTCCTTCAGGAGAAGTTTACGCTCCAGATCAAGAACAGATAGACGCGGAGAGAAAATTTAATGAAGAGTTAAACAAAAAGATAACAACGGCTAGCGAAACGCCGATAGCGGATATATTGATTACTCCTGATGTTCAAGAAAAATTTGAACCTTTGATTACTCTTCCTCCTGAATTCAAACTAGATCAAGAGGGATTTACACCTGCTCCTCAAGTAAAGCCCTCCGATTACATTTTGACAGCAGAAGAAAAGAAAACAGATTTAAAGCCTAATGAAAAAATATTTAATCAAATAGCGGGAGTAAAGAATCATACGGTAGAGAGAGATCCCAATGATTTATTTTTAGAGGGATGGGAGAAAATGATTTTTCCTTCACCAAAACAAATAGGATCTATAGGAAGTTACGCAGTGGCGATTGATCCGATGAAGAGATCAGACAATAATTTCTTGTTAGTTAAAGACGGCAAGGTTCACGCGACACTAGAGTTAGCCACCGCAATGGGACAAGATAAGGTTCTGGAATTAGATGCCATCGGTGTTCCTGCTGAAATGCAAGGACAGGGAATCGCAAAAGATGTTTTAAATGAGTTATTTAAATTAGCGGATGCTAATGGAGTAACAATTCAAGGAGTTGCTCAACCCTTTGGAAACAAAGCTTTAAATAAAAAACAGTTGATTAGTTTTTATAAGAACATGGGCTTTACAGTAGACGGAGATAATATTGAAAGAAAACCTGTGATTGCAGAAGAAAAGTCCTCTTTAGTTCCCCCTATTGATTTTAGTGTCATTCCTGAAAACACTCCAATCAGTGTTAAACCTGTCCCAAAAAAGGTAGCTGTCGATAAAGGATTAAGTGAGAATGAGGGAGTCTACATGGCTAATGTGGATGGTCAAAATGTTGACTTGAAAAACAAAACATTTAACACCGCTAATATTTCTGTAACTCCTGATGGTATTCCAAAGTTTGATGTTCAAAACGCTATCAATAGAGACATCGAAAAAGTACCAGGATCAAAATTAACAAAAGTAAACTTGTTTAAGAAATCAGCAGGATGGAAATGGTTAGACAAACCTGAGGGAGGCAATGATAGTTTTCTCGTTTCTGTAGAACAGGGAGGAAAGCATTATTATACCCTAGACACAAATATGACCGCTGATACTCAACTCAAGTATTATCCTAATGAGAAGAGTGAGCCGAGACTAAGACCTACTGCGTATGACGATTTGATATTAGGAAACAAAGTGGGAGAGATTGATGTCAGAGGAAAGAAACATCCTGTTTATGATTCAATCGAAGTTTCTTCTCCAAAGCAAGCGGTGGGAGCTGATGTTACTCCGAAGATAGAAATGATTAATGTTCCTGAAAAATCTCAAAAGGATTTTTTTGAAACTTCTTATGAGTACGATACATACGATGGAAGAATAGAAGATATGGAATACAGATATCATGGAGGAGTAGGTGATTTAGGTGACAACCAAGCAGCAAAATCTATTCAAAAAATAGATGGTTACGATGATTATGCTATGTATCTCCAAGAACAAGCAGAAAACTTTTTAGGACCTGAGTTTAAAGGTTTTAGAATTACCAACACCAAAGAGGTGATGCAATTACTTAACAAACAAAATAAAAATAAAATTAAATCTTTTACTTTAAACCCAAAGCAAGCCGTTAAATTTGGTTATTTTGCTAATGAAGCTTTTATGGATCCAATAACAACTCAGCCCAGAGGAGATTTATTAATCATAGAATCTCCTATCAAATCAACTTCTTTAGTTATGAGAGGAAGACCTGAAGAAGCAGAAGTAGTTTCTAATACAGCAAGAACTTCTATCAAACAGTCTAGAATATATAATCCATATACAGGAGAAGTTGTATATGAGCCGACGGAAGGTCCTTTAGTAGGAACACAGCCTCATCAATTTGAAACTTTAATAAGAACAAAATCTGATATTGCACCTTTCATCAGTGATCTTAAAAGTAAATATACTAAAACAGATGTTACAGAAAAAACAATTTCTCCTAAAGAATATACTCCTAAAATGAAAACTGACATACCATATGATTATGTTGAAGCAGTTAACCCTACTAAAGTATTTGGAGAACAGGATTTAAGAAAAGAAAAGTATTTAGATAAAACTGCTGACCCTATTAATTATTCTTTTACATCAAACGATCTCGATCAAATCAAAAGTAAAGTATTTAAGGAATATAAAGATAAAACAGGAGTAGATATTGAAAAGATAGCAAATAATTTTGGATTTAAAATGCCTGATTTAGAGTTGTTAAATAACTCTTTAAATAGAGATGAGAAAGCAAGATACTGGTGGCAACAAAGTGCCGAATGGTTAGATGGTCTAATGGATCAATTAGATTTAACCAAAGATGAGAAAAATTTATTTTTAGAAGTAGTCTCTACTACATCAGGAGGAGTGGATCCTGCTCAAAATTTAAAAATAGCTTTAGGAGTTTTTTCAGACATGCTTTCTAATAGACCTATTAGAATGGGTTTCAAAACAGCACAAAGTCTTGATGTATTACTTAAAGATAAAGAGTCTAAAATTAATTCTCCTAAATTTAGAAACTATGTAGATAGTTTTAAATATTTTGCAGGCACAGATGATCGAATACCTAACACAACAATTGATCTACAAATGTCAAAAATATTTGGAATGAATCCTGAAGCTTTAGCTGGAAATCCAGATTTATATTCTTTAGTCACAATGGTAATTAATGATTTAACTAATGAGGTTAATAAAAGCATTCCTAAAGGAGAAGAACTTCTTCAGCCTTTTGAGTTACAGGCAATGATGTGGACAGAAAACAGAGGAGGAAGGTCTACTAATTTCTCTGAAGTAGGTCCTCAGGTTTTAATGCAAATGGAAAACTTAGGATATTCTATAAATAGAGAGGATATAAAAGATATTAATTTTGTAAGAGATTTACAGTCAACAGTAAGACCTTTTGAAGAAAGTATTAAGATGACTGTAGAGTCTGGAACTTTTTCGACTCCACAAGGAAATAAAATAGAACAAATTATTAACTCTTTTCCTGATGATAAAGTTTTAATGGATAAAATTAATCAAGTGAACAAATCAACTAATCTTTCTTTAATCAGTAAATCAAAAAAGAATCCTTCTATTATTGAGGACCTTGTTTCAGCTGTGGTAGGAGAGAAGGCTGAAATGTCTAGATTAATACAAGGGTTTGGAACTTCTGAAGGTCAAGTCGGCAACAATATTATTGTTCCTTCTGTTTATAAAAATAATAAAGGACAAATGATTCAATTAAGTGATCAACAAAGATTGTTTATTTTATCTACTTTAGGAAAATATTTAGATCAAAATTCTGTTTCTTCTAGTAATTTTATACTTGTGGATGATTCTTTACAGATACCACAAGGAACAAAACCCACTACTTCATATTATGTTCCAAGCACTAAATATAATCAAAAACAGCTTCAAGAATTAACTAAAACATCAGGATATGATTTTAATATTACACCTGTAACTGGAGGTTTTGTTTTAAATACTCTTTCTTCTCAAGGTAAACCAGATAATAATAAAATTATTTCTTCTTTAGAGAATATTTTTGGAAAAGAAATAAATGTTGGTGTTTTAGACACTGTATGGTATGGTGATCTTATTGAAAGAAATAGTTATGAGGAAAATATAAATGCCTTCTTACAAAATGACAAAAGAACAGATAAAAAAAGCGGGGATACCCAAAGCGTTTTCAACGATATCTTTTCCAAGATCAAAGCAATCTCAAACAAAAGAGACCAAAAATATCAAGAAATCTTAGATTCAACTAAAGTAATTAATTTATTAAAAAAATCTAAAATAGAGCTTAAAAGGAGAGGTGGTATAATTTCAGTGCCTAAAATACCATCGCTTGTAAATGGTGGGTTAGTTGATATAAATACTATTATTGGAAAAATAAATTATGGCAACTAACATCGACAAAGGCTTATATCAAACAGGAGAGAAACCTGAACTAGAGATTATCAAATCGGAAACTGAAGTAGAGATCGACGGTCAACCGATCCCGACTCCCGAGGGAATTGAAATTGAAATGGATGAAGACGGAGGAGCAACTCTTGACTTCGATCCAATGTCCGCGATCCCCGATGAAGTAGAGTTCTACTCTAACTTAGCAGAAGTTTTAGACGACAGAATTTTAGGAAGAATATCCTCTGAGTTATTAGATGACTTAGAGAGTGACCGCGCCTCTCGTAAAGATTGGGAGGAAGCATACATCAAGGGTTTAGACTTATTAGGAATTAAATATGAGAGACGTACTCGACCCTTTACAGGTGCGAGTGGTGTTACCCATCCGCTGTTAGCGGAGAGTGCCACTCAGTTTCAGGCATCCGCCTACAAGGAATTACTACCATCGGGTGGTCCTGTTCGAACCGTGATCATGGGAGAAGAGACTCCCGATAAGTACGCGAGAGCACAGCGTGTTCAAGAATACATGAATTACCAGCTAATGAACAAAATGGAAGACTTTACACCTGAGTACGATCAAATGTTATTTTATCTCCCTCTAGCTGGTAGCACATTTAAAAAAGTTTACTACGACGAGTTAATGGATCGAGCTGTTTCCAAATTTGTTCCCGCTGAAGACTTAGTCGTTAACTACATGGCATCTGATTTAGATAGCTGCGATCGCATCTGTCAGGTTGTCAATATGGGTTACAATGATTTTAGAAAAAAGCAGGTCTCAGGATTTTATAAAGATATTGAAATCAATCCCGATCAACTGAACTCTAGTGAAGTTCAAAAAAAGTATGATGAGATTGAGGGACTAAAAGAAAACGAGAGAGACAAGTATGTTCGATTATACGAGTTTCATGTTTCATTGGATATTGAAGGATTTGAGGATACCGATGAGACTGGTGAGCCCACAGGAATTAAAATACCTTACATCGTCACGATTGAGGATGGATCAAGTCAAGTTGTTGGTATCAGAAGAAACTATGACAAAGATGATCCAAAGAAAATGAAGAAGCAATACTTTGTTCACTATAAGTTTTTACCAGGATTAGGTTTCTATGGTTTTGGTTTATTACATGTGATTGGCTCTCTATCCAGAGCAGCTACATCAATCTTGCGTCAGTTAATTGATGCGGGATCACTATCAAATTTACCTGCTGGTTTTAAATCAAGAGGAATCAAAATTAGAGATGACGCTGAACCCATTCAACCAGGTGAGTTTAGAGATATCGATGCACCCAACGGTGATCTTCGAAATGCTTTAATGCCTTTACCTTACAAAGAGCCATCTCAGACTTTGTATAGTCTTTTAGGTTTTGTTGTACAGTCAGGACAGCGATTTGCAGCAATCACTGATTTACAGGTGGGCGATGCTAATCAAAACGCTCCTGTCGGGACAACGATGGCTTTACTCGAGAGAGGTTCTAAAGTCATGTCCGCGATCCACAAGCGATCTTATTACTCTCAGAAAAAAGAATTTAAATTACTCTTTAAAGTTTTTGCTGACTATCTTCCTGAAACTTATCCGTATGCAGTGGAGGGAGCAGATCGAACAATCAAGGCAGAAGACTTTAGTGAGCAAGTGGATGTCTTACCTGTATCCGATCCTAATATTTTCTCCATGACTCAGCGAGTGACTTTAGCTCAAACTGAATTGCAGTTAGCTCAAAGTGCTCCCGATTTACATAACATGAAAGAGGCATACAGAAGAATGTATGAGGCTTTAGGTGTGAAAGACGTTGATCAGATTTTAAGAAAAGATTCTCCTAATGAACCAAAAGATCCCGCAATGGAGCACACAGATTTATTAGATGGTAATCTATTAAAAGCTTACGAGGGACAAGACCACGATGCGCATATTCAAAACCATCTAATCTTTGGTACCAATCAAATGATTTTGTCTAATCCTCCAATGGCAATGAAATTACAAAAACATATTTTAGAACACGTTTCTCTCAAAGCAAAAGAACAGGCAATGTTCCTAGCACAGCAAGGTCAAGTTCCAGAAGATCAACTAGACCCTGTCATCGCAAAACTGGAAGCTCAATTTATGATGGAGCTAAAGCAGCTATCACAGCAGCTATCAGGCGGAGGACAACCCGATCCTGTGATTCAGTTAAAGCAACAGGAGTTACAGCAAGACGCTATGAAAGATCAGATGGATGCTCAGATTGATCAAGCGAAACTACAGTTGGATGCACAAAAGCTTCAACAAAAGAATGCAATTGATCAAGCAAGAATTCAAAAAGATTATGACATTGCTGATAAGCGTGCCGAAGTTCAGTATGACAAGAT